ACGCTGGGATGAGAACCGTATCTGCTGATATTAGTCGTGACGAACAAGTACATGTTGCAGTTAATAGTCTCGTTACTCGCGAGCTGGGGTATAGCATCAGTCCTTCTCTTGATAAACTCCGTAAGGCAACTATCAATTGGGTAATGCAACCTCTCGGTAAACATGCCGATAAATATTTGGACAAAAAATTTTGGCTGGATTCTAGTGATCGGCTAATGTATGAAGGTAAGGCACCAGAACTTTCTGACACACGACGTGCACGAATGCCTGCCTTCTTTGAACATGCAAACCAAAACCTTCCTCAGTATGCTTAACTTAGGTCTTACTTTTGAGGGTCTACTTGGTGAACTTGATCAGAAGTTCCCATTAGAAAACCCCCACCCAGACAATCAAATCACCCACATTATGTTTCGTGCTGGTCAACGAAGCATTATCGATTGGATTAAACAACGTATTCAGGAGGAATCATGAATCAAGGTGACCTTTACATGGGTTCAACCTATGGGATTGTTGGATACACTAAGAAAGGTAAACCTATTTATGGTCATACCGCACTCCCACCATCTGCAACTCAAGCACCACCACAACCCCAGCAATCCCAATACAAACCACCGGTAACTAAGCAACCTAATGCTAACCTTGCTTCAACACAGCAAGGTATTAAAAGTCCACGTAAACCACAACGTCGTGGTAACATTTCCCAGTTTCTTATCTCGCTTGCTCAAGCACAGCAAGTGGGTGCAGGAGCTGGCTCACCTTTAAACATTGGTTAATTAAATGACTGCTAAATCAAGGTACGATTCTCTTAGCGCCAGCCGCACTTCGTTTCTTGACATTGCTGTTCAATGCTCTGAGCTTACACTTCCGTATCTTATCCAACGTGATGAGATGCGTATTACCCACAAGTCCCTTACACAACCTTGGCAAAGCGTAGGTGCTAAAGCAGTTGTTACGTTGGCATCTAAGTTGATGCTAGCGTTACTGCCTCCGCAGACTACGTTCTTTAAGTTACAGATTGCTGATGACAAGTTAGGTACTGAGTTACCTGCTGAGATTCGTAGTGAGCTGGACCTTAGTTTTGCTAAACTTGAGCGTATGGTTATGGATTCGATCGCTGCTTCTAGTGATCGTGTCACTGTACACCAAGCCATTAAACATCTTGTTGTTGGTGGTAACGCTTTGTTGTTTATGGGTAAAGAGGGAATTAAGCATTACCCTTTGAACCGTTATGTTGTAGAGCGTGATGGTAATGGTAACGTAATTGAAATCGTTACTAAAGAACTTATCAACAAAGATCTCCTACCAAAGGAGTTGACTAAAGATAAACTGACTAGTCAAGACAATACTGTCAATACACTCAATGATGTTGAAGTTTACACTCACTGTAAATTAGATAACAATCGATGGGTATGGCATCAAGAAGCATTTGATAAAAAGATTCTTGGCACAGAAGGTAAAGCTCCTAAGGATGCGTCGCCTTGGTTGGTGCTGAGGTTTAACTCCGTTGATGGAGAAAACTATGGACGAGGTAGGGTAGAGGAATTTATTGGTGATCTACGATCCCTTGAAGCACTCTCTCAGGCTATTACAGAAGGCTCTGCAGCAGCTGCTAAAGTAGTCTTCCTGGTGTCCCCCTCATCTACTACTAAACCCCAGACGCTGGCCAAGGCAGGCAACGGTGCGATCATCCAGGGACGACCTGATGACGTAGCTGTTGTACAGGTTGGTAAGACTGCTGACTTTGCCACAGCTTTGCAGCAAATGCAAACACTTGAACGTCGTATTGCTGAGGCATTCCTTATCATGAATCCTCGTAATGCAGAACGTGTGACTGCAGAAGAGATTCGTCTTACTCAGATGGAGCTTGAAGCACAACTTGGTGGACTGTTTAGTTTGCTAACTGTTGAGTTCCTTGTCCCCTATCTTAACCGTAAGTTGCTAGTGTTGCAGCGTAGCGGGGAGCTTCCAAGGTATCCTAAGGATCTAGTTAAACCTACTATTGTTGCTGGTATCAATGCACTTGGTAGAAGTTCAGATCGTGAAGCACTGACACAATTCATTATGACAATTGCTCAGACGCTTGGACCTGAAGCAATGATGCAGTACCTTAATCCAGACGAAGCTATTAAACGTCTGGCGGCTGCACAAGGTATCGATGTTCTCAACCTTGTGAAGTCGATGGATCAACAACAACAAGAAGCACAGCAGAACATGCAGATGCAACAACAGTTGGAGATGACCAAACAAACTGGTCAGATCCTTAACTCTCCCCTTGCTGATCCTACTAAAAATGAGAACGCTGACATTGCTGCCAATCAAATGATGGGTACTGATGTCGTACCACCTTCCACACCACCTATTCAATAATGGCAGAAGTATTTACATCTGATAATAGTGTGCCTGCAGAGGTTATGTCATCCATGGCTGCTGAAGAGGCAGACTCTCTTGCTATCGGTGAAGAACTAGAGCAAGCACATAACGCAAAACTTGCTGGTAAATATAACAGCACTGAAGAACTTGAAGCAGCTTACCTTGCACTTCAGAAAAAGCTAGGCAATCAAGAGGAACAAGTTGAAGAAACTCAAGAGCCTGAATCTGATTGGCTGCAAGATGCCTACTCTAGTTATCTAGAGACTGGCAAGCTTGACCCACAGGCTGCACAGAAACTGAATGAAATGTCATCAGTAGATGTGTTTGAAGCTCTGTCTAAATCACAACCTCAAACTGTTTCACGGGATCTCTCTGAATCAGAAGTGTCTTCCATTTACGATAGTGTTGGAGGACAAGAGACGTATGCTAATGTAATCAATTGGGCTAAAGAAAACTTTAGCTCAGATGAAATTGAAGCGTATGACGCTATGATTGAGAACGGTAATATGTCTCAAATTAAGTTTGCTGTTAAAGGACTTTACTCACAATACACTGACGCTATGGGATCCGAAGGGAACATGCTGCAAGGTAAACCTGCAGAAGCACAAAGCACTTTCCGTAGTCAAGCGGAGCTTATTCAAGCTATGAATGATCCTCGTTATGACAATGATCCTGCTTATCGTCAAGATGTTATTGACAAACTCAGTCGTTCAGAGGTATCCTTCTGATGACGACTGTTACTGAAGACGGCAACCGTTACAACATCTACGCAAAAGAACCACCTATTTACATGGACCCTAACTATCTCGAATCTCACAACGAACGCGCCGAGCGTCTCAATGGCAGGCTTGCCATGCTCGGTGTGATGGCTGCGCTTGGAGCGTATGCCTTTACTGGTCAACTTATTCCTGGTATTTGGTAATGCCTAAAGACGGTCTTTACGCAAACATCCACGCCAAACGCAAACGCATTGCTGCTGGTAGTGGAGAAAAGATGCGGAAACCTGGGAGCAAAGGTGCTCCTACCGCTGAAAACTTTCGCAAGTCTGCTAAGACTGCAAAGAAAAAATGAAACCCTAAACCATCCTATTTATTATTATGATTGAATGTCCTCAATGTACTCCCGCTGAGCAATACGTCCTAGAGCAACTGCAGTTAAAAGCGGAGATCAAAGATAAAGTTGCCTTGGCGGTAGTCATGGGTAACATTCAACAAGAAAGTAGGTTCCAATCTAAAGTCTGCGAAGGTGGAGCAATTGTACCTTATGATCGCTGCCTTCGTGGTGGGTATGGTTTAATTCAATGGACTACTCCAAGACGTTACTATGGTCTTGGTAGGTTCTGTAAACGCTACGGGTGTGATCCTAGTAGTCTGGAGGGACAGACCCGTTATATGATCAATGAGCTTCAGTTTCGACATGAGCTTGATCATTTCCAGACTAATCATCAACAACTTTCTTATTACATGAACGCTGCCTACTATTGGTTAGGTTGGGGTATCAAAGGTAATAGAGAAAGATACGCATATTCATTTTTAAATAAACTCAAGTGAACATCGCAGACATTGCATGGATGGCAGGACTCTTCGAAGGTGAAGGTTCTATCTCCATTAGTAAGAAAAAAGGTTATTGTTACCTTCAACTAGTCAGCACAGATGAGGACGTTCTTAATAAGTTTGCCAGGCTTGCTGACTGCCAAAACAGAATTACATACTGTCCCCGTCGTCCCCATCAAACAAAGGATGCTTGGAAGTGGCAAACAGGTAACAGAGAGAATGTTACCCGTCTCCTTAATGAAATGCTACCCTTCTTCGGTGAACGGCGGTCGGCAAAAGCAAACGAAGTATTAGCATTTTACAATGACCGCGACAATCGCACTAAACAAGAAACGGTCATCACTGTGGGATAACTATCTCAACTGGGTGACCAGCACAGACAATCGTCTGTACGTGGGACACTTCGGTGTCCTTATGATTCCCTGCCTATTGGCAGCAACAACCTGTTTTATTCTAGCCTTCATTGGCGCACCACCTACTGACATTGATGGCATTAGAGAACCAGTTTCAGGCTCCCTCCTTTACGGGAACAACATCATCTCAGCTGCAGTCGTGCCTTCTAGTAACGCAATCGGGTTGCACTTATACCCTATCTGGGAAGCCGCTTCGCTTGATGAATGGCTGTACAACGGAGGACCCTATCAACTCGTGGTCTTCCATTTCCTTCTCGGAGTCTTTGCATACGCAGGACGAGAATGGGAACTTAGCTACCGACTTGGGATGAGGCCTTGGATTTGTGTTGCCTATTCTGCTCCAGTCGCGGCAGCCGCAGCCGTATTCCTTGTGTATCCTTTTGGTCAAGGTTCCTTCTCTG